CCACTGGTCCCTTACGGGACTGGTGCTTGAGCCTCACATCACTGTGAGAACTGTGTGTTTACACAGCTAACTTAGCTGGGAAGGATAGTTACAGGGACCGATAAGAAAATTACCGGACCCGTACCTCGCCCTCCGTTCCACGTAAAACCCACATTCACGTCGCTTATACTCTCTAGCGTGCATTTCCAAGCACGTAAAGGTACGAGACTTTAAAAAAGTCGAGTACCGCAGACCGTCGTGTACGGCAGCCCTAAAAGGGAAGTCGAAACGAAGGTAAGGAAAGTCAAGCATTCCATGCTGGTTGACGCCGACCCGAGAGGGTCGTAATCGGTAAGCACGGATTAGCCTCTGGGCATCACGTAAAGAAGTGATTCCAGAGTCCTCCGGGAATGATTCAGGTACGAACTTAACCAGTGTCGTAACCGAGTGTAGCTCCTTGAACAGAAAGGTCAGAAGTTGCTTATCATACACGTACGCAAGAGGGCCGAAGTACTTTATGTACATTCGGATAACCCCGTTGATCGTACTATACAAATAAGCTTCCTGATCTCGCCGTTTTCGGGAGCCGGGTAGGGTCTTCAAATAGAAGATCCTTACGTCCCTGCCGCGGTAGAAATCGCCGCCGCAACTTTCTCTAAATGGGCCACTCACGAAGGTCTTATCAACGTTGGCGACAAAACCAACAGTATGACAAGTCTCGATGAATAAGCCCACAGCACTGGTAGGAACGATGCAATCATCACCATAGACATAGCAGTTTTTACTAAGTCGTTCAAGGACATTTGTGTAGCCCTTGGAGGTGACAACGCAGCTTTCCGCAATGCAATAGAGGATCAAGGTCTCCAGTGGGAATGTTGTTGCGTTTCCCATTGTACTCATCATCTCGAGGTCAACAGTACTACCGTCTGGAAGACGGGAGCGATGCGATCGGATGGTAAAGAGTAGAGAGTACCAGTCCTTCGGAAGAAGGAAATGGCAAACAGAAAGGGATAGGCTATCACTCATAGATGAAAAATCTACGGTGGCATAGCTACCTGTGACACTCGCTAAATAAGCGAGGCCACGATGAACTTCCTGATCCTTGATCACAGATAAACCAAACTTCTCTAACTGCTCAGTCATCAGGGACATAACGCCCTGCTGAAAAAACATATTTAGAGTCGGTTCGACCGATATAAACCGATCAATCCGATTGGTTTTGGGAACAGTGGTTGCTCTAGACCCGTCTACAGTAACGGTTTCTTCACGATGTGGAGAAACCTCATTAAGGTTACAGATACTGGTATATAAATCACTATCCCAGTTTCTGTAATGCTCCCATAGACGGACACAGGCAGGTGTTCCACTGTATGGCCAAGCATTCTTAGCCTCGAGAGAGGTGTCAGAAAACTTAACCCCAATTGAGGTGCCTGACGAGTGTTTAGCTCGTAAGAACATCTCATGCAACAACCCTTCGGGATGTTGCCCCAAGATCTCGTGCACAAAATTTCGCGCACGTCTTAGGATTGCATTGGAGGACCATTGGTGGTAGTAGATTGCAGGAGACTGATTTATCTCTCGCATACGGCTGTTGACTCCAAGGAAAAGCTTGATTGCTTCGCCTCGCGTATCAATAGCCCTCGTATCCACGATATACTTCTTATCGAAGCCCTTGTGAACCAAGTCTACGAACACGGCCTGCTCCTGATTCGTTGGAACCAGGTCTAACGTTAGTGCTTGCCGAACCTTGGTCAAGAATTCGACAGGGTTATTTAAAGAGCTCACGGGGTAATCTCCTGGAGTTTCCCTCTTCCGAATTGGTTAGAGGGTCCAACCGAGGTGGCGCAACGCCACACTCAAAGCAACGGCGGACCGGATCTTCAGGTTAGATTACCTGAAAACCAGAAACCTTGCATGGAAGCAGGCAAGCACATCTGTGCTATATGCTCCATACGGGTTTCGACTTCGGCCGTCGTCGACTCTGGATGAGTCGCACTCCGCACCTCGACCCAATCAAGGGACGTTGTACCATCAGCAAGAACCTTCGGAAACTGGATGCGCAGCGTATTTCTCGCTTGCGTCCGGCCGCCGGGGGAGCTGAGGTTGGGGTTGGAGAGGCTAACACTCGCGGTTCCGTAACGACGCGTCGCATTCGACGTGTCGGTAGAGAACACGAATGGGTTGGTTGCTCCTGAAATACCGAGCGTGGAGATGGTAACATCTGTACCACCCGAAGCCGCGACGGTTGTCGCGCCTTCTTTGATAGTGCCTGCTATTGACATTTCGAACTCCTGTTGATGATAGTCAGTGCTATTTGCTTAAACGCAAAGTAGCTAACGCTATCAAGTCAGCGGTAGATTGGATAGACGACAGTAGGCCCGCCCCGGATGGGGGAGGAGAAATATCATCCAGTTCTGGTATCCAGAGGTCTCGGGTCATTGTAAAATAACCTTCGATCCTTGGTACCGTTGAAGATGGGTTTGTGAAACAGCCTGCCCTCGTAGCTTTGAGGACACGCCTGGACACCTTAGTTGATGTCCGCTCAATAACCCATCCACTTCCGAACTTCACCTTACTCTGAACAACGGTTCGGCAAGAATTTAAAAACTTGCTTACGTTGTACAGTCGATCTATCATAAACGAATACGGCAATGTCTGCCATAACGTTAATGGTATATCTAAGGCAGTAAGGCCGAGATACTCACCGCGTGATAGTGTAGTCGGGATGCTGTGATACAGCCCAACCCGTGCTTCACGCGTGATGGAAGTGATAGATTCAGTAGTGCCTGTCCAGGTTCCCAGACTATGAATTGCGTCTGTGATTTGGAATGGGGCAGTAACTTGACTACGCTTCACACCCGTAACTGTTAACTTACCACGAACAGCCGGAAGTTTCGGGCTGAACATGGTACGGAGAACATAGTCTACGTTCGAGTCCACCGCGTCTTGCACCGAGCGAATAGCTGGGGCAAGGCCGAACTGGACTTCTGCGTAGGTCGATGCAAGAGCCTTTGCGGTTTGACGCGCTGTTCTAGCACCCTCTCTAGCAACTTGATAGTTGGTAAAGAAGGATTTAGCCAGACGGCGAATCGCATGTAAAGGGTTACGCATCGTATCTAAGGTTCTGCGAATCTCAGCTAGAGGTTCGCCAAAAGAGTACTCGGGTCTTGTAGCGTTCTGGAGTATTTGACCTTTCAGCGTGGCAACAAGAGTTGCCATGCTAGCGAAGTCATCAGGGACCGGTTGGTTACCGTAGTTGATATTGGTGGTATGATCCATCAACCCAACTACGCAGCCGGACTGAAGAGTCCAGAATGAGCCTGTGTTAGTAGACATAAGGAAAGTGCCTACTGCCTCAGACTCAGTTGTACAAGAGTAAATCAATGGATTAATCGCCACACTCAACTCATTTATCGGGTTTCCGTGAGGAAAACCAAGACGAGTTGGGAAATTGGCGTTGGACGGAACAATCACACGTTTCGGCCAGCTTCCGGTCACATGGTCCCACATAGTCTCGGCGCTGAAGATGGAATTCACCTCATGTGTGACGTTTATCGGGGATTGACTTCCCGACATCACAGATGAGACTGAATCCTGATCTCTAGTCCGGGACCTGTAGCGACTTAGTGCCATATAACCTCTCCATTGATGAGCTCAGAACATTACGTTAGTACGCAATGAACACTCCAGCGGGATGCTGAAGTTTCGTACGCATGGCTACCCAGCCATGC